GTCCCAGATTTCTCGGAAGTCGCCGTTGAGTTCCAATGTGACACGCTGCTTTCCGCCAAGGGTAAAAGCCATATCCACCAGCCGCCCGGTCATGTGGTATCCTCCTTGTCCTGATGACAGTGCATATAGATATAGGCACTCTTTGGCCCCATGTTGGCATACAGCCAGTCATTGACCTTTGCCACGCTCATGTGGTCCCGCAGGACGCGCTTCTCGTAGATGTATTCGCCAGTCAGCTTTTTCTCTGCAATTTTGGTCTGAATTTCCTTGTCGTCATAGTTAGCCTCGACCATGTACAAGTCATAGTTCGGAGCCGAAATGCCGTTCAAATTGTTCATGTCGGTGCAGTAAAACAGCTTTCTCCCGTCCAGCCAAATCTTCCATCCGCAGTTGGGCACGTTGTGCTTGACTATGTGCGGAATGACGTTGCAGATGCCGTAGCCATACAGGTGTCCCGGCTCCAAAACGTCAATCTGCGCGATGGGCACTCCTGCGTCCACCAACGGCTTGCACAGCCAAGCACAACAGGCAAATCGGAGTGTCGGGCGGCTCTCGGCCAGCAAGCGGATTGTTGACGGTTTGAAATGGTCGCTGTGGATGTGGGTCAGCAGCACCAGCTTCAACGTCCGGCATTCTGCTGCCAATGCCTTGAATGAAACCCCGCAATCAACGAGGATTTTCTGCTCGATCACCACCGCATTTCCCTGACTTCCGGTGGATATGATGTTGTAGTTGATCATAACGAACTGAGGTCAACTACCGTTTCTACGGTTGTCGGTTCTCCCTGAGAAATATCTCCGTGCGGCAGAGCGCCCTGACCATCACCTACATCCGGTTTCCCGGTGTGCAGCTCCGGCTGTTCGGATGCGCCAGGCATAGATTCCGGCTCGGTGACGATTTCGCCATTGCCGTCCACCATAGACACGGTGTTGTCGCTCTCAAAGGCTTTGGCCATCTCGATGCTCATAACACCCCAGCGAGAAATAAGCTGTCGAAGCATGGTTTTCTTTGCCATGTCATCGAACGACTTATACCAAAAGGACGAATACTTCCACATTTCGCTCTCCGGGATTTTGCCAGCCAGCAATTCCTCGTACTTCTGCCGACTGAACGCCTTGGAGTAGGTATCTGCGTGGTTCATCATTTTTTCTTTGGACCAGTACAGCACCTTGCGGAAACCGTTCATGTACTCAAAGTAAGCCATGTAGCCAACGGTAGGTAACGCATCCCGCTGGTCATCGTCTTCGATGAACTGGAACTTGGGTTTGCCGGTCAGCGAATCTTTGCCGAGGTATTCCCCTTCCTTGATTTCCATCACATCGAGATCCGCATACTGACCGCTGCGCAATGCCAGCTGAACATACCCCTTGTAGCCAAGCACGAACGTGGCCGTGGTGATTTCCGGTCGGATCAGTCGATTGTTGCGGTCATACTTGGCTTTCTGCTTGAACGGGACCAGATAATACTGACCCAACTGCGGGGACGGGCTGAGGTTCAGGCTTTCGCCCAGCAGGGCACCGGCCAGAATCGTGCCGGCATCGCACTCCTGCAAAGCCGGATTGACCGCGACTGCCGAGGTGATGCTGGCCGTAAAGCGGCGGGCGCGGGCCGGGTCGCGCAGGGTATTGGAAATCAAGGACTGGTAGCCCTTGGTGGTGATTGCCACGGAGAACTTGGGCTTCTGCTGCGCTTGCAGCTGATTGTTAGAGGTTGCCATATTCAATACCTTCCTTTTCAAGATAACGCTTCAAACCAACGAGCTGGGCCTTAGTGCCCTTTGCGTAGAAGCGGGTCATAAAGATGGGTTCCGGCTTGGGTTGCGGCACCGGTTCAGGCTGCACGGCCATTTCCGGGTCTGCGGAGATTTCCTGCGCCGGTTCGGGCTGTTCCTGGGCCGCAGCCGCAGCAGCGGCGCGAACCTTTTCTGCGGCGGCTTCACGCTCCGCTTGCCGGGCACGGCGTTCTTCTTCCCGTCTGCGCTGTTCTTCCAGCGCCTTGTGCCGGTCATCCACGGCTTTAATAGCTGCGGGCAGATCGAGGTTCTTCCGGTACTCCACCATAACTTCCGCAGAGTTTTCCGTGGCTTCGATTGCAGCCACGTCGGACACAATACCGTCCACAAACGCCTTTGCTTGTTTTTTCAGGGCAGTTACGCTGTCACTCATGTTGACCTTCGGCCGGTAGGTCAAATCGTCCATCCAGTCAATGCCAGCGGCCTCCACCAGCTCGTTATAATATTCCTGAACGGCATCCGTCTTTTGGGACACGATACCAGAAGTAACGTCCGTAATCTTCCGTTTCAGCTCTGCATCTGCGGTCTGGAACGGTACCGTCACGCACTCGCGGTAGACTTTCTCAAACTCGGCATACGGTTCAAGGATTTTGTCCTTGACAGCAATGCGCTGGGCCTCGTACTCCTTAAATTCCTTGGTCAACTGCGCACGGGCATCCTTGACACTCTTATAGGTCTGCTCGGTGCAGACCAGCGAGAGCGCGTCAGCCGTGCGCTGCTCGATGTCAGCTTTTACGCTGTGCAGCCGCTCAACGATGATGGGCAACTGCTGCAGTTCGATAACCTGCAATGCGGTTTCCTGTGCCATGTGGCATCCTCCTTTTACTTTCCAAAAATGATGGTTTTCCCAGTGTCCTTATTCAGGAGCACCATGCCGTTCGGGATATCCCGAACCCAGAGATATGCGGTGCAGTCCCAACCGGCAGCAGAGAGGGCTTCCTTCTGGCGGCGGGTCAGCTTTCTACCTCTTACTTTCAAAAAATCGCCTCCTCGTTCCAACGCTTCAACAGCGCGGGCTGCATAGTGATAATCTTGTAGCCAGTGGCCTCCAGTTCAGTGCTGCGATCATAGCTTTGTACATCCTGCGCATGCCGGGTAACAGCATTTGCCAGACCATAGAGGGAAAGGTCACCGCCCGCAATAAGATGTCCCAGAATGCCCTCGCTCTCGCTCTGGCGGATGTCGAACTCCTTGGCCGCAAGCTCAACTACCTTGGGAGCCGCCGCCGGGAGAATGGGCGCTTCCTTGGCATCCCGGAGTTTCTGCACCAGCGCATTGAACCGGGCTTCATCGACCGCTGCCCGGACGGTGTCCTCAATCTTCATCAGAAACGCCCGGTCTTCAGCTTCGATGGTCTCATCCCGGAAAATCCTGAAATCACCATCCACGCTTTCGTTGATGCGGCCAACGTGGCGTTTGCCAACGCCCACATCCGCCACCATGCCATTGGTGCAGACAAGCCGGTAAATCAGCGGCTTCACGGACACGCTGCCCATGCCGACCTCAGAATTAGAAATCAAGATGCCGGCCTGAACAATGTCCCCCGGCACTACCTCGGTCTGGATGCGCTCATTGACAACCTTGATGTACATACGGGTATCGGTCAGTTCACAGCTTTCAATGCGGGCGCCCTGCATTTCAGAGATAATCGGCAGGACCTTCTGGGCGACCTCGTAATTGTCGATGCGGCGGTAACGGTCGGAGAGAATGGCGCGGGCGGTGCCATCAAGGGTGCGAACCATGCGGCGGGTGTCCGGGGACTGCTGGAACCAGCCATTGACGTTTGCCATCAGCAAGCCGGGATTCTCTGCCCGCATCCGCTCGTAGTAGGGCGCCGGGATTTTCAGCTGCAATCCCAGCTGACGGTGAGCATTCTCATTCAGCTGGAATGGGGTGTTGCCAATCACGAGGTCAAAGTTCTCGTTGACGGCGGTCATCTGCATAGCACCCGCCGTGGCAACGTAGTCCTTTTTGACCTTGGCTTGCCGATCAAGTTCAATCGCCAATTCCTGCAAACTTCTTCCATATTTCATAGGGTTACTCCTTTTCCGGGAAGCACTCGTTGACTTCCCATGCGTCTGCGGCCTCTATGCAGCGGTCGCAGCCTACGATTGTTCCATCCTCGGCGCGATAGATGGTATCGCACCGCTGGTGACAGATGGGGCACACAGGAGGGTCAGGGTAGCCAGCCTCCGCATCAGTCCTCGGATACAGCATCCAGCACCTCCCGGAGCGTCCGACCCATCCAGCGGCCTACGCCGTCGAACGTACCGTTGCTGTCCAGCCAGACGAGCACGGCTGCAACAGCAGCAGTCAAAACGAACTGCGCCGCCGGAAGCCGGGCTGCTGCCTGCTCTGCGGTGATGCCATACACAGTCATCAGGATCTTCGTCATTCTGCACACTTCCTTTCAGATGCCTTTTTGGTGGCTCGGTA